AAACTGTTTGCCGTGCACGGCGTCGGTGAGCAAATAGCGCCGACCGGCGACGATGGCGACGGAATCATCGAGGGAGATTGAGCTTGCCCCCTCCTGCGTCGCGCCCTGCGTCGTCGTCGACAGCGCGTCCACCGTCGCCGGGACGTAGGCGTCAAAGGCATCCGGCCCCTGCGGCGGGACACGTCGAGCGGTCGCCGACGACGGAACGCCAGACACCGTGACGCCATCCGCGACGAGGCGCGGATAGGACACGATTGACTCAGTCGACCCGACCAGGACGCGCTGCATGGACTGCACTCTAATGCAGTTGACAGCGCAATGCTAGGGGGTGCGCTCTAGCGCCTCGGTAGGCACGTCCACCACAAGCCGCGACCCGTCCGGGCGGTAAATCTCGATCCCCTCACGGACCGCCGTCTCTACCGGGGTCGGCGCCCAGCTGTGTCGGCAATTGTACCCGCCGCAGTAGTCATCGACGGGGAGCCCCTGCCCGTTGTCGAGGCGGCTGGGATCAGTGACCGCCTTGCCGACCCATGCTCTGCAGAAGGGCCGGTTTTTGTCGTCGCGCGGACCGACGTAGACGTACACCAGGTCGAGCTCGCCCTCGACTTCACGCGCCGTCGCAATGATGGCTCGCCGGCCTACCGCCATGATTGCCGCATCGACCGCCGCAGATGCCCGCTGGTACGTCGTCGACAGTCTGGCCCGTACTTCCTCCACCACGTCGGCAAGCGAGCCTTGTGAGGCGATACCGCGCACGACGGCCTCGCGCATTTCGGGGACGGCGGTGCGGAAGGTCGACACCACGCCCTCAAGCTGGTTGCTGACGATGAGGTCCAACTCCTCCCGCACGCTGAGGGGCAGCGTCGCCGGTGGCGCACCGAGGACGGCGCCGACGGCCTCTATGGCTCGCTGCCCGACGACACCCCGTATCGCTTCGCCCTCGGCCTCCAGGCGGCGACGTACTTGCGTGAGCACAGCGGCGCTCGTTTGCGCTTGACGACGGACAAGGGAGTCTTCGCCGGGGACGGTGTCGAGGGAGAGGAGGAGTCGGAGGAGATCGCGCTCAAGGGCCACCTCGAGCCGTCGCAAGTCTTCGACAGCGGCATCGGCCACGACACCGGCTTCAGCCGCGCCGATCATCGCGCTGCTTTCGCGCGCGCGAGAATGGCGCTCGTGGTCCCCACCGTGCCTCGTGCGCGTCTCTCCCCGGCTCTGGTGGCCAGATAGTCGATATCGGCACACGTCACCGGCGCGCGGTCAATCTGACGGGCGATTTCCTGTCTTTTCTTTGTCCGATTATCTGCGCCGCCGTCGAGACGGGTAGACCGCCATGCCTCTTCGTCGGTGCAATCTCGGATCGAGTCCAGCAGATATGAGCGGTCGCGGTTTGGGTCGCGCTCGCGAGCGGCTGCTCTTTCGGCTGCCACGATCTCGACGACTTCAAGCGGCCACCGCACACCGCCCTTTGGGCCGCTTTCCGCTGGAGCGCATCGATCTGCGAGCCAGCGCTTGACGTGAGATGGACAGCACTTCAGCATTTTTGCAGCGTCGTTGTTGCTGATTGTCGTCATTCAGTCGTCTCCCGTGGCGCCGTGAACGGGCTGCCCGCCAATGCGCCGGGCAGACTCACCGACGGCGTCACCGTCGTGCGGATGGATTCAAGGTACGCCAGTGCCGATGCCCGGTCCTTATCCATGCCCAGCATCACCCGTGCGTCGGCGTCGTCGATGATCCCGGCAACCTTCAACGAGAGCACCCGATCCACCTTCGCCGCGTCATCCTCATAGGTCTTTCCCGTCGACATCGTGACGCGCGGATACACGCCGCCGAAATCGGCGGGCGCGTCGCCGTCGAAGCGGGCGAGAATGTCTATGAGCACCGGCCAGAGACGCTCCTCCTCAAAGCGCCTGAAGACCGGGCGCATCTCGGCGATGCGTTGCGCATGCGGCGCGTTGGCGATGATGCGCGACACGCCAGACTGCGGAGCACCGGGCTCGACGGCGTAGGCGTCCGGGCTGTTGCCACGCGACACGCCGAGCTCCTGAAGGTCGCGTGTGGCGCTGGCCTCGATGGCGACATGGTCGGCGCCGGGGACGAGAAATTGCAGCGTCTCGCCTGCACCCACTTGGACGACGCTACCGGGTCCACCGACAAGTTCCGACGTCTCGCGCAAGGTGCCGCTGTAGATCGTGGTCGCGTGGGCCTGCATGTCGATGACGTGCTGTCGATTGGAGCGCGCCACGTTCAGCGCGTCGACGTTGACGACGATGTCGCGGTCCGGTTCCGGGAACATGCCGCCTTGCGGTGGCTCCGTCCGCAGGAACGCACCGGGAAACAGCCCCTCGTAGATCTCCGACGGCGTCGCAATCTTTCCGTCCTCGCTCACTCGACGATGCGACCACGGGCCAAAAGCAACGGTGCCGTCGTCGGCCTCGCTGAACTCTCGCGACCAGACCCACCACACATCCGACGACGTGGCGGTCTGCTCTCTCGCTTGGCGGATGGCGCAGAACCACATGGCCCTGTCGTCGTCGGGCGCACTGTGATGACAGATCGTGACGACGTCGTGTGGCCAGTAGACATGCGCCACCGGCTCCGAGAGTCGATACCCGAGCAGCACAAAAACGCACCGTGCGCCGGTCGCGGCGCGGCGTTCCATCTCGGGCAGGAGCACGTCTGCGCCGACTTCGTCGAGGGCATCCGCAAACGCCACCGCGCGGGGATCGTCGGCGGGCAGGGGCTGTCCATCGTCGTCGACAAGCTCACGCTTTGGCGGCGTCTCGTACACGCCGCTGTCCTGCCGGGCGAAGAAACGCAGCCAGTTGACCGGATCGATCGGGAGGTTGTCCGCCGTTTTCGGGTACCGCTTCCGGAGCGCATCCCGCAGCACGCCCTGTTGATCGCCGGCATACCTCACGGCGATGGCGCGGATGACGGTGTCATAGTCCGGTGCCCGCTGGCGGCGACCGAGGACAAGCAGATCGCGTAGCTGCTCTGGCGTCCACGCGCCGGCATCGTCGCGGATCTGCTGGATGATGGCGTCGGAGGCGGCGGAAGCGTTCAGCATGTCTGACCCTACCACGTCAAGCGGAAAGTGAAACAGTGCCAAGTGGCGCGATTTCAGGCCACCGGCCCCCACTCATCCATGACCGCGCTTGTCTGCACCGTCTCCGCACCTGGACGACGTTGCACCGGGTAGAGCCGATGGCAGACGTACCCAAGCGCGTCGAGGATGTGGCTGACGTCGCTTGACCCGGTCTTCTTTTCCGGCTCTCCGTTGCGGTCAAGCGCTTGCGTCTCCAGCGCACGGGCCAGCATCGGGCATGCATCGACGTCGACGGACAGACGCCGGTCACGGAAGAGGACGTTCACCGTGTTGACGCGCTCCATGATCGGGGGATTGCGCGTCGGCGGATCGGGCCGGAAGCCTGCCTGCAGCAAGAGGTGCACGTCTGACAGCGTCGACGTCGTGTGAAGCGACTGACCCGATGCGTCGGGATACGCACGAATGCGCATGCGATGCACGTCCTCACGCGACCGACCGAGCCGGCGCATGATCATTTGCGCCGTGCGTTCCGCATGTTCATCGGTCGTCGTGCCGCCCTCCTTGATGACCTCGCCGACAACGTGGATTTTGCGTGCAGCGTCGTCGACCTCAGCAATGATCCACTGCATGTTGCGGACGTTGAAGTCGCAGCCGATGACCAGCCGCCCGCCCTTGACGACGGGGACGCCATTCACGCGACGGTCAAAGCGGGAGTAGACGCGCCCGCCCCTCGCCGTGCGGATGCCCTCCAGTTTCTCCCGCACGGCCTCATCGGTGCCGAGGCGTGATGCCGACTCAGCAACGTAACTATCGGGGAGAAACGGATTGTCCTGCGTCCTGATCACATACTGGCGCGTCGTCGGTGATGGGTTCGCGAGCACCGCTTCCCACGCCGGCCCATATCCCTCCGGCGTTCCGGTGAGGAGTATCTCCAGCGCCTCGCCGACGCGCACACGCTGCATCGCCGGTATGAGCGCCTCCGGGTCACAGAGTTCCCACTCGTCGGACCACAACCCGATTGCGTTGATCCCCTCG